GGTAAAGATAAAAAATGGCATCATGGTAAATATTTATTTACTGTTGACTTTGCACATCCTGAAGCTAATATACTTGACACTGATCATTCAGAGATACCGCACGAACACAAGTGCGCTCACGTACTTGCATTAAATGATGGCAACTACGCAGCACAACCTAACAACAGATTAATTTGGGACATACCGTCGTTTACGGTAAAAGACCAGGTGCCTGATTGGAAGGTTCAAACTAACTACTGGAACGTAGAAGATACAGGGCAGTGGAAAACTGAAGACACTGATAATTTTTTCTACGAGATGGAGGAGAAAAAACATGATTAAAAAAGTAAAAGATAAAGCTTTGCATTACTGGGCGAACCACAAGATCGAATCTCTTGTGTTCATAGTTTTAGTAGCAGCTTTAATTATTAAGTAATGAATTTAGTAGATTTATTAAAGAAAAATATAGTAATGGTTCCGGTCGTGGCATCAGTCCTGGTCGGAACTTTTACAGGTGTTAGGTATGTTGTTAATTTAACTGATAGTATTAATCAGTCAGAACAAGAAATAATAAATTTACAAAGAGATTTAACTGTAGCTGAAGAAAAAATAACAGAAATAAATACGAGATTATCTTCTGCAGAAGCCACATGGCAAATGGCAGAGAATCTTTACAGACAACTAGCAGATCAAGTTAGAGAACATGATTACGATATTAAGGACCTAAACAGGTAATGTATTATGGAGATAGCCAGGATGAATTATTATTTTACAGGAATTATTATTTTAATGTTAACAGCTCTAGCTTTTTGTACAACACCGGCATATCCTAGAAATGAGTATCTCAATGACGGTACTAATACTTGTAGTACTGGCTCTGTTGACTTATCGATTGAACAAAGGGACTATGAGAGTAGGTATAGACACTATGATCCTACTAACAATTATAATAGCCCTAGTGATGATCAATCGATACGTTTAACTTTTAGAAAGTATTTAGGATCTGCCTGCACAAAACAATTTAGAAAGACTCAAGAGGAAAACTCTATGTTAAAACAACAGCTGGAGTTGATGAAAATGTGTGGAAAAGTCAACAATAATCCCACTATACAGCGTAATGAGAACTTCGCATTGCTAGTCTCAAAATGTTCTGGTATAATAATCCCTGAAAATAAGAAGCCTGAGGGTAGTCATTGGGACGATTTAAAAGATAATTATAAGAAAGAAAATCCTGATGTAAAACTTATGGGTGATAAAATTATAGAATGAACAAAAAACCATTAAATATATCTGAAGAGGCCGCAGTGCAGATGCCGATGAAGACGGTCGCTTCGTTGATAATCATTGTAGCATTAGGTACTATGGGTTACTTTCAAATTATAGAACGTCTTAATGTTGCAGACACTCGTATACAGATAATGGAGAAAGACCTAGAAGAAAATACAGAGTTTAGAATCAAATGGCCTCGGGGTCAACTTGGTTCGCTCCCCGCAGATTCCGAGCAATTTATGATGATCGAGGATTTGTACAAGACCACGGATAAAATTAACAAACACGTTGAAGACATGGCATTAAACAAAGTAAACATACAATTTTTAAGAACACAAATGGATAAAGTTTTAGAAGATATAGAAAAATTAAAAGATGCTAATCGTGAAATTGGTTACAAGAATGGGAGTTACTCACAATGATAGAGTCTGTGGTAGCCCTACTTATGTTTGTAAACGCAGAAATTAAAGAGGCACGTTTGCAAGAGAACATGGCCGGGTGCCTCCGGGGCAAGCGTCACGCGGAGAGACAGTTTAGTGAAACAGTGACCTACAAATGCTGGAAGGGTTCTGCAGAATTAGAAGATAATATTGATGGCTCAAAATCAATCAAAAAACTCATCATCGAATAAAGTTGCAAAAGAATTAAAAGATAGACGGTATCATCAACGTGTGGTAAAGTCTAAGAAAGTATATGACAGGAAAATATATAAGAATAAACGCAGAGATAGTTAATGGGAAATGTCCGACCTGTCATGAATTAACAATACTTGTTGGATTAACACCAGAACTTTTTAGATGTATAAGTTGTGGAGCGGACCTGCAACAACACATAAATGGTAAAATAAGTTATCTACCAGCTTTAACACAAACAACTAAATTAAGAACTTTAGAAGAATTATTTGGTCATGGCGAGAGTTAAGTTTACACACTTTATACCTCGAGATAAACCTCCCAAACGTCCTCGACGTCATAAGAAAAAACTTAATAAACACGAGAAAAGATCGCATAAAAAATACAACCGACAAGGGCGTCCACAATAGACTTGACATAATCCCAAAAAATCCTATATATAGAGTATTACAGAAAGGATAATATGTTTAAAACATTAAAAACAATCGCAGCTGAATTAAAAAGAGCTAACGATTTAAAAGAAAGAGACATCAAAAATAAAGAGACTTGGATGTGGTATTCAAGACCAAGTGCACCTAATACGGATAGTATAAACTATAGTGGTGTTCATGGTATTTCTACCACTACGGCAGGACTTAGAAGTGATGTGTAGGTAATATGAAAGAAAAAATAATAACAATAAAACCAAAAAATATTTCACAAAAACAATGGTCTAGTTTTTTATTAGAATTAAATCTAATGAAGAAAGAATGGAAACCATATGGTGTCGATGTAGAAATAAAAGCACCAGGTTTAAGAAGTATACTTAAATGGGGGACAACTATAAATAATGACACAAAAAGAAATAGACGAACTAGCAATAAAGTGGAACAAGACGAAAGACCCGAAGTATAAAAAACTTTGGTACAAGAAAGTGAGAGAGGCAACAAATGGAATTGA